CATCTCTATTTTGTGATATGATATGTCGGATAAAATATTTGTAAAACATAACTTAGGTCCTTTTCAACAACCTTATTTACGCCAAGTTGCAACTGATAATCAGCAACTTGAAACAGGGAATACTCGAGGTATCACACAGGGTATTACTCAACAACCTTCAATTTACCAAAACCAAGGGGCAACAGTAGTACAGCAACCTTTTAATATACGGACTACAACGCAAGGTGATACTCAGTTACCTAGTACATACATATATCAATCGCCTTCAAGAGGTAATACGCAAATAGCAGTTAGATATCCATTCAGATATCCGTTTATACAATCATATCCATTTACTTACCCGTTTATTGCTAGATACAATTATCAATCCCCTCAAACGTATGAATTTCAAGGACAGACACAGGTAAATGTAAATAATCCGGCAATTGGGCAATCTATTGGAGATACAACTGTTCAATCACCATCAAGAAGTCCTGCAAGATATGCCTTTCAAGTTCAGACTTCAACTCCTCAAAGAAATAATGTTAACGTACAAACAGCAGTAGATAATCAAACGGCAGTCAATGTACGAACTGCGACACAAGGAAATACACAATATACTTACCAAAGTCCTAGTATTGGTCAAGCAAGTGCACAAGGTACCACTCTAGGTAATACAGATAATCCAGTAACTATTGAAGAAAATCATTTCTTAAATACAGGGGCATCGATTGCCAACATAACATCTACTGATACTTTTAATACTACTTCTACTTCTGCTCAAACAAGACAAGATAATTTTCATATTAAACATGAGATTGATACAACTAATTTTTCTGGCAAAACAGTTTTTAGAATATACATTCGTGGTGCTACGACAACTAATCCAGATCAACAACAAGGATCTCAAGCAGGAACTAAGGTAGCAATCTACGAAACACCATCACAAAATACAGGTATACCCGCTGGTCAGACTGCATTCTCAATAACTTTTATTGAAGTTGCTAGATATGAAATACCAAGTTCATATACTGGTTTAACTGGGTATCAAACAGTGCTTTCAGATATAACACACGTGGCAGTTGGACCTCCAGGGGCATCATCGGCATTTTTAGATTATACAGATACTCAAACATCAGGAAATCCAACAACAAAAGCATTTCCTACGAATAATCTTGTTTCTGTCTATAATAATTGTCTAAGTTTTAAAACATTTGAAACCGCTTATAGTCCTGCAGGATTTCAGTTAAGATGTAATTCTCTAGGTAATTTTGGAAGCACATCTTGGAGGCAGATAAGTCAAATTAGAATTACTCTTAAATTAAGATCGACATCTCCTGCACCTAGTAGAACATTGACTGGAACTCATTTTATAAGAATAAAAATAGATCATCAAGTTAACTTCCAGAGTGGATTCCCACCACCATCTGGAGGACCACAATTCCCGAATTCGCCACCATCTGGTAATGCACCAGTTAATCAACCAGCACCGGGGGACGGAGAATAAGATATGCCACAGGTACAGCATCAATTTTCAAATCCTTCAACGTATACATTTAGATATCCGTTTAGGACACCTATAAATGTGCAGAATTCAGTACAGGGAAGAACACAATATACTTTTCAACAACCTAGCATTGGTAGATCACCATCAATAGTACAGCAACCAAGTATAGGTCAGCAACCAAGTATAGTGCAACAACCTTCTATAGGACGAGGTAACACCAGAGTAAGTGTTCAGAATCCTACTCCTGCAACGTATAGATTTCCATACGAATATCAATCACCGTCTACTTCCCCTGCTAGATATTCAGCACAGGGAAATACAAGAATTACAGTTCAAGGTCAAACAGATGCTACAGGTCAAAGTCAAGGAAATACTGTAGCACAGGGAAATACTAGAGGTATAACTCAGAGTCCTGCTAGATATAATGTACAAAATACAGCAACTGGTCAAACAAGAACACCACAAAATTACATATATCAATCTCCATCTATTGGAGTTAATCAAAATATAACAGTGCCTTATCCGTACGAAGCAAATTCTCAAACACCAGTTAGATATTCATTCAGGTCTCCGTTTACATACGAATATAGATCACCTTTCATTACACAGGTAACTACAAATGGTAATCGACCAATAGGACAAGTTGCTGAAGTCAAGGGAGTATTCTTCAAAGATTCAGATGGTGTAGTCAAGAAAACGCAAGAAGTATATGTCAAAAAAGATTCATCTACAGTAGAGAAGATACATCAAACAATACCACTCTCTCAGATGAACAGATAAAGTTGTATAAATAGTTATATGGCCAATATATCAAACTTATTCATAGATCAAGGAACAGACTTCGAAATAACAGTCGATGTAACTCAAGCAGATGGTACTGCTTTAGATTTGACTGGTTATTCTGCCGCGGCACAAATTAGAAAAACCTATGGGTCTTCACAAAGAACAGCATTTACTACAGGTATTTCAGCGGCCTCTGGTCAAGTAACAATGTCTTTAACAGATACACAGACAAGTGCTCTTACTTCTGGACGTTATGTTTATGATCTTAATATTACTAGTGGTGCAGGTATCACTACTAGAGTTGTTGAAGGTCAAGTAATTATAACACCAGGGGTAACGAGATAATGGCAATCAAGGGTGTAGTAGGAAGAGTTGCGGGTATATCTGCAAAAGTACAAGGACAAGGTAATGTTCGTGTAAAGCAAGTTGCAGTTGGTAACTCATCTACAAGTGTAAATCTATCAGCAAAATCTATCAACGAACTTCAAGACGTAAACGCCGCGGAGAGTGATGATGGATTTCTTCAATACAACGCATCAAATGATAAGTGGGAAACTACTACAACAATTGATGGCGGAACATTCTAGTCGCATAAATAATTATATCAATCAAGGTGTCATTCAGTGAGACACGACCCACATTGTGAGTGGACTGGTACATCATGATCTTTCTCGAATAGTGCAGAGAAAAATAATTAATTAATTAAATTTTTTCGTAGGAGAAAAAAATGGCAACAGTAATTCAGATTAAAAGAAGTACAGGAGCAAGTGCGCCAGGTGTTAGTGATCTAGCAGAAGGCGAATTGGCGTATGTACAAGATAGATCGAATGATGGTGCTTCTGCTAAATTATTCATAGAGTCAGTCGACTCTGGATCATCAGCAGTTATCCATGAAGTTGGTGGTAAATTCTTTACAGATATATTATCAGGAAGTAAACCAACACCAGCAAACTTTAAAGTTGGTAATGGATCAACAGCAGGTGCATCTATAATACTTAACGAAGATTCAGATAATGGATCAAATTTCGTAGCACTTAAGGCGCCAGATTCAGTAGCAAGTAATGTTACATTTACATTACCAGGTGCTGATGGTTCTGCTAACCAAGTATTAGGAACTAATGGATCAGGTACACTTTCATTCCTATCAACAACTTCAACTCTTGCTGGAGCAACAGACTCAGATATTTCTTCACCAAATTCAGGACATATACTTGTTCATGACGGTTCAGATTCATTTGATAACGTAGCAATATCAGGAGACATTTCATTAGCATCTAACGGTGCAGTAACAATCGCCAACGATGCGGTTGAACAAGCAATGATTGCCGATGATGCAGTTGGTGCCGATCAGTTGGCGGCAAGTTCAGTAGTTATTGGTTCTTTATCAGCAGGTATGCTAGTAATCGAATCAGAAGGTATTGGATCAAACGACAACGATACAACGATTCCAACTTCAGCGGCAGTAAAAGATTATGTTGATACAAACATAACTGCTCAAGACTTAGACTTTCAAGCAGATTCAGGTGGTGCATTATCTATTGATTTAGATTCAGAAACACTTTCTGTAGTTGGTACAGCAAACGAAATCGAAACAACTGGTTCTGGTAATCAGATTCAAATCGGACTCCCAGATAACGTAACAGTTGGTGGGAACTTTGCAGTAACAGGAAACTTAACAGTTAATGGTACAACTACAACTGTTAATTCTACTACTACAACAGTAGACGATCCTGTATTTACTTTGGGTGGTGATTCTGCCCCAGGTTCTGACGATAACAAAGACAGAGGTATTGAATTTAGGTATCACACAGGTTCAGCGGCAAAAGTCGGTTTCTTTGGATTCGATGATTCAACAAGTAAGTTTACTTTCATAGCAGATGCTACTAACAGTTCTGAAGTATTCTCAGGAAGTGCAGGTAATGTTTCATTTGGCAGTTTAGATTTAGCAGGATCAATTACTTCTGTAGACGGAAGTGCACCAACAAATGGTCAGATTCTAATGGGTCACACTGGAAATGGAGACATGCAATTAGGAACTATAACTGCAGGAGAAGGTGTAGATGTTTCTAATGGAGCAGGAAGTATTACTATATCAGGAGAAGATGCAACTACAACCAATAAAGGTATCGCAAGTTTTGCCTCAGCAAACTTTACAGTATCTAGTGGTGCAGTTACTATCACTGCTATTGACGGCGGAACATTCTAATAATCGTTAATAGGAGGAAAAGATGGCAACAGTAATTCAGTTTAAGAGAAGTTCTACACAGAATGATGTGCCTGCTACATCTGACCTAGTTTTAGGTGAGTTAGCAGTTAACACTTATCATGGACGTTTCTACACTGAGAAGAATGATGGTTCAGCGGCAATCGTTGAAGTGGGATCAAACCCTGCCACATTTCAGATCAATGATGCATATTCTTTTCCGACAAGTGATGGTACCAACGGGCAAGTATTAAAAACAAATGGTTCTGGAACATTAAGTTTCGGAAGTGCTACATCAGGTGGTGCAATATCAGTTTTTAAATTCACTGTTACATCAAATACAACAGTATTTACAGGTAATGACGATGATAGTAATTCATTGCTTTACGTAGTAGGTAACGAACAAGTATTTTTAAATGGTGTAAAACTTGTAGACGGTGGTGCAGATTATACTGCAACGAACAGTAATACTATCACTTTAGAGGAAAACGCAATCAATGGTGATGTATTAGAAGTAGTAGCAATAACGGCAACTGATCTAGTAGATGGTTTCTTTACTGCTAGTACATTTTCAGCAACTACGGCCAATCAGGTTTTATCACAAAACGCAGTTTCTAACAAAGCAATTAAGTACGTGATAAATGCCACCCATGCATCTGCAGGGACACATGCGGCCGAAGTATTGTTGATCAACGATGGTTCAAACGCATTTTTTGTTCAGTATGGTGATGTATTTTCAAATGCATCATTATTTACATTAAGTGCTGATGTCAATAGTGGGAATATGAGATTACTCGTAACTCCAGCAAACACTAATACGACTATCGATACATTTCAGATTAGACATAGTTAAAGGAGGATAATATGGCAATATCAAGAGCATTCGAAATCGCAGAACTTATCCGTCATTTTAAGTATGATTCAACTAACGATGTTATTGTAACTTCAAAAGCAACTCAAGACAAACATAAGAAGAGAGGTGCAGAAACTAAAACTTCTACTTCTCAGTTTGCTTTAGATACTTTTGCAAAAGCAGACTTCAGAGCGGCCAGATATATTATAGCAATGTCGAGAGGAACAGATTTTCATTCGACAGAAATAATGTTAGTCCATGACGGTTCAACAGTAACGTTGACTCAGTATGGTACATTAAAAGATGCTAATTTGGCAACTATTGATGCGGATATAAGCAGTGCAAATGTCAGACTTTTAGTAACACCTGCTAGTGCAACTAGTACAGTTATTAAGTTTGATCGCACATTAGTAGAGGCGTAAATCAAAAAACGATCAAGGCGGGCGTAAGTCCGCCTTTTTTTTATTATAAATAGTATTATGGCAACAACAAAAAAATTTATAGCAGATATAGGTCTTGAAACTGCAAATGATTTAAGTGTAGACGGTAACGCAACAATTACTGGTAATCTAACAGTCAATGGTACAACTACAACTGTTAATTCAACAACTACTAGTATTACCGATTCTATGTTCGAACTTGCTAATCAAAATACATCAGCAGATACACTTGATCTAGGAATATACGGAAACTATAACGATGGTTTATCAGATGGTGGTGCAAGTGAATATACGGGTTTATTCAGAGACGCCTCCGACTCTACATGGAAGTTATTTGATGGTCTTGAAGAAGAACCAACGACAACAGTAAATTTGTCTGGTACGGGATATGCTAAAGCATCATTAGAAGTAGGTGATCTATCATGCACTACGATTACAGCAACAGATAATCTAACGATAGATAGTTTAGTTGTAGATAGTAACACAGGTACAACTCTAACCACTACATCAGAAACAGAATTAGATAGTTTTACAGCATCATCTTTTAGAAGTGCAAAATATCTTTTACAAGCAACTCAAGGAAGTAATCATCATACATCAGAGATATTAATAATACATGATGGTACAAATGCATTCTTCTCACAATATGGTATAATAATTACAAACTCATCACTATACGATGTATCAGTATCATTAGCAAGTGGTCAAGTTAAATTAAATGTAACACCTGCATCAAATAGTTCGACTGTATTTAAGTTCTCTAGAACTTTAATTAAAGCATAAAAATTCTTTTGTATCTCTTTTAGGAGATAGTGTCAATTATAAATAATAGAGTTAACAGTTTATAAACTAGGGAAAAATTATGGCAACTCAGAGTAACCTCGTAGTTGAATATGGATTAACAGTCGGAACGACTGAAGTGATAAACTCTTCAGGTAAATTACAAGCAAGTGCAATCAGTACATTAGATACAGACAATTTATCAGAAGGTTCTACAAACTTATATTTCACAAACGCCAGGGCACGTGGCGCAATCAGTCTTGCATCGGGTGAGACTAGTCTAGCATATAATTCAACATCAGGAGAACTCTCATTGTCGTCAGTTGATGGAGGAACAATTTAATGTCAAGTAAAAACTTCATAATTAAAAATGGTCTGACGATTGGTTCTACAGAGGTTATCAATAGTTCAGGTATCATACAAGGTTCAGCAGTAAATGAAGCAATTGATGATAGATTAAATTCTACACTAACTGCAGGATCAGGTATCGGTTTATCATACGATGATGCCGCTAACACACTTACAATCACAGGTAATGTTGGAGATATTACAGGAGTAAATGCTGGTGCTGGTCTGACAGGTACAGCAACTTCTGGTGATGCAACATTAAACGTTGGTGCTGGTACAGGTATGACTGTAAATGCAGATGACATTGCTATCGACTTCAAAGACGAAGATAACATGGCATCAAATAGTGCTACCCATGCCGCTACTCAACAAAGTATTAAAGCATACGTAGATTCGCAAGTCGCATCTAAAGATGCATTATCAGAACTTTCTGGAGACTCAGATGACATAACAGAAGGTTCAACAAACTTATTCTTCACAAATGCTAGAGCAGATGCCAGAATTGCAAACGCAATCAAAGACGAAGATAACATGGCATCAGATAGTGCAACTCATGTTCCTTCACAACAATCAGTAAAAGCATTTGTTGCCGCCCAAATCGCAACTAAAGATAATACAGACGAGATCACAGAGGGTTCATCTAATCTTTATTTTACAGATGAAAGAGTCGATGACAGAGTAAACGCATTACTATCTGCTGGTGTTAACGTAGCAATGTCTTATGACGATGCAAATAACAATTTAGAAATTAGAGTACCATTTGAAAATATACAAGACACAGTTGGTACTCAGATCGCAACAAATGGTACACATACTGGTCTTACTGCAACTTACGATGACTCAAACGATGGTGCTATTGATCTAGCAGTATCTACATCACATATCAGAGGTTTGATATCTGCAGGTGGTGATTTATCATACGATAGTTCTACTGGTGTAATATCATTTACAAACGATGCAGGTGATATAGAGTCTGTAACAGCAGGTGCTGGTTTAACAGGTGGTGGAACTTCAGGTGCACTTACACTTAACGTTGTAGGTGGAGATGGTATAACTGCGAATGCAAATGACATCGCATTATCATCAACAGTTGCTGGTAATGGTTTATCATTCTCATCAGGTGTTCTTGCAGTTGGCGTAGATGATAGTTCAATTGAATTAAACTCAGATGCACTTCGAGTAAAAGACGGCGGTATCGATAATGATATGTTAGCAGGTTCAATAGCAAATGCTAAGTTGGCCAATAGTGCGATTACTATTGATGGTCAATCAGTATCACTTGGTGGATCAGTAACTACAACAAATACACAATTAACAACAGAACAAGTACAAGATATTACAGGTGCTCAGATTGTATCTAACGGATCACATACTGGTATATCGTTTGCATACGATGATGCAAATGATGGCGCCATAGATGCTACAGTATCATTATCACCTTTTGATACTGATAACTTATCAGAAGGTTCAAGTAATCTATACTATACAAATGCTAGAGCAGATGCAAGAGTAAACTTGCAAACAGGGTCAAATCTAAATTTATCATCTAAAGATACTGATGATCTAAGTGAAGGTTCATCTAACCTATACTTCACTAACGAGAGAGTAGATGATAGAGTAAACGCATTGATACAAGAAGGAACAGGTATCACTGCAACTTATAATGATAGTTCAAATACGTTAACACTTGCAACTACAATAACACAATATGCAGATTCAGATGCCAGAGGTGCTATATCAGTAACAGATTCTGGTGGTGATGGATCATTAGCATACGATAATAGTTCTGGTGTTATCACATATACAGGACCAAGTGCATCAGAAACAAGAGCACATTTCTCTGCAGGTACTGGTGTTGCTATCAGTTCAGGTCAAGTTAGTATCGGTCAGGCAGTTTCAACATCTAGTAATGTAACATTTAACGACCTTGTTGTATCAGGAGATTTAACAGTCAATGGTTCAACAACAACAGTTTCATCAACAAATACAACAGTCGAAGATTCACTTTTAGAACTTGGTAATGGTACAACAGGCACACCTTCAAATGATGCTGGTATTGTTATAGAGAGAGGTGATGAAGATAACGTATTCATGGGGTGGGACGACAGTGCAAGTAGATTTATAGTTGCAACAACAAATGCAACTGGTGCCTCTACTGGAGCATTAACACTATCAGAAGCAAACTTTAGAGCAGGACAAATATCTACAAGTTACGCAAACAATAGTGGTGGTGTTGCAAGAAATATATATCAATCAACTTCTGCTCCGACTGGATCAGACGGACAAGTTGGTGATTTATGGATTCTATTTTCATAATAAATAGAATATATTTGGAAAATTAATAAATGGCGACAGGTTCACAAAAAGTAAAAACCCCTACAGGTTGGAATAGTACAAGAGGAGCATGGGTAAAAACTGCTTCTGGTACTTGGAAAGATGTAGATCAAATTTATGTGAAAACACCTACAGGGTGGAACAATGCGTCTGGTCAAGAAGCAACTCAGCAACCGTATCCCTATATTGCAAACGCACAGAATCCATTTATTAGAAGAACACCTCAACCATATCCGTATATAGCAAATGCTCAAAATCCTTTTATAAGAGATCAGCAGATACCATTTACGTATCAATATCAATCCCCGAGTACTTATGCGACTCAAGGTAATACTCAGGTACCTTACAGTCATAGATCACCAGATCAATATAGTGCTCAAGGGGCCACTAGAGGAAGTACGCAGAATCCATTTACGTACCCATTTATACAACCAGTGATTGGGCAAACTAGATCACCGTTTACGTATGATATACAAACAACTACTCAAGGAAATACTAGACAACCGAATACATATCCTTTTAGATATCCATTCACTTACATATTTCAAGCACCAACTATTGGTACAACTGATGCAACTGGTAGTACTCAGCAACCTAATATAGGACAGACAAGATCACCATTTACATATATCTATCAGTCACCTAATATAGGTACAACTGAAGTACAAGGTAATACTAGACAACCAAATACTTATATTTTTAGATATCCATTTACTTACATCTATCAATCACCTGCGATTGGTACTACAGATGCAACAGGAAGTACGCAAGAACCAAACGAATATAATTTCAGAACACCAAGCAGATATCCATTTATTACTAGATATCCTTTCACTTATATCTATCAATCACCAGCAATAGGGACAACTGATGCACAGGGAAGTACACAAGAACCAAACGAATATAGTTTCCAAACACCGTTTAGATATCCGTTTATCGCAAGATATCCATTCACATACATTTATCAGTCACCTGCTATAGGAACAACTGATGCAACTGGTAGTACTCAAGAACCAAATGAATATAGTTTTCAAACACCATTTAGATATCCATTCATAGCAAGATATCCATTTACTTATATCTACCAGTCACCTGCTATCGGAACGACTGATGCTACAGGAAACACACGGGAACCTAACGAATATAGTTTCCAAACAATTTTTAGATATCCGTTTATTGCGAGATACCCATTTACTTACGAATATCAATCACCTGCAATTGGTACTACTGATGCAACTGGTAATTCTAGAGGAACTACAAACGCAACTGGTAATACTAGACAACCTAATATAGGACAGACAAGATCACCATTTACATACCCATTCATTCAACCTGCAACAGGGAATACGAGAGTAAATGCTCAAGAATCAAATAGTAATCAAGGATCAACACAGAGTCCATTCACATACCCATATATTGCAAACGCAGTAGGGAATACGAGAGTAAATGCTCAAGAATCAAATGATAATCGTGGATCAACACAAAATCCATTTACTTATCCGTTTATCGCAAGATATCCATTTATTGCGAGATATCCATTCATTGCTAGATACCCATTCATTGCTAACGCAACAGGGAATACAAACGCAAGAGGAAATACTAACGCAACTGGTAATTCAAATGGTAACACACAAGGTTCAACAAGATCACCATTCAGACAACCATTTAGAACACCAACACGTGTACCATTTAGACTCCCATTCAGACAACCTGTGTTAGGGCAAACTCCTGTATTCTCGCCATTTGGAGGGTGTTTTGTAGCAGGTCAAAAAGTATTGATGGGTGATGATACATGGAAAGAAATAGAAAATGTAAATGTCGGTGATGAAGTGATGTCTATGAATATGGAAACAAAAGAGTTGAGAAAGAATGTTGTTGGTGGTCTGTTACCAGAAACCCACTGTAATATTTGGTGGATAACTTTAAGTAATGGTAAAGTTTTAAAAACAACAGAAGATCACCCAATACTATTGAAGTCTCATGAATGGGCATGTATTGACCCAGAAGTAGAAAACGAAAGACATGGCCAAGAAGAGTGGCATGATTTCGAATGTAAAAAACTAGAAGTCGATGATGAAGTATATTATCATGGCGGAGAGAAAGTAAAAGTATTAGAGATATTTAACACGAATAAAACAGAGAGAGTTTATAACTTATTAGACGTAGGTTTATCTTCTTCCGAGAAAGCATACGCCGATCATAACTTTATTCTTGAGAAATTTTGTGCTCATAATAAACAGAGATTCGGTCCAGGAGGAGGTATACCACCTTAAACAACTATGCCACAGCAAACTTATTCATATAGAGTTAACGCACAGAACCCTGTTCATTTCCCTGTGTTTATTAACGCACGTGCGAATGCTCAACAACCAGTTCGATATCCGTTCACGTACCCCTTTACCTATCCGTTTATTACGAGATATCCATTTATTACAACATACCCATTTACAGTCAATGCAAGAGGGACCACAAATGCAAGAGGGACCACAAATGCTAGAGGAACTACTAACGCAACTGGAAACTCTAGACAACCTGCAAGATATCCGTTTATTACTAGATCGCCGTTTAGACAACCTACAACTTACCCATTTACATACGATGCAACAGGGAATACTAGACAACCAGTTAGATATCCATTTATTACTAGATCACCATTTAGACAACCTACAACTTACCCGTTTACAGTAAATGCGACTGGGAGTACACAGGAACCTAACGAATATAGTTTTCAAACACCATTTACTTATCCGTTTATTGCAAGATATCCATTTACATATCCGTTTATACAACCATATAGTTTCCAAGTTACAACTCAAGGTTCTACACAGGGAACTACAATTGCACAGGGTGTTACTAGACAACCAAACATTGGTCAAACAAGATCACCATTTACTTATCCATTTATACAACCGTATGCTTTCCAAGTTTCAACAACAGGAAACACTAGAGGTAACACAAATGCTCAAGGTAATACTAGACAACCGAATATAGGACAAACTAGGTCACCATTTACTTACCCATTCATACAACCTTATGCTTTTCAAGTTTCAACAACAGGAAATACTAGGGGTAATACGAATGCTCAAGGTAATACTAGACAACCAAATATTGGTCAAACAAGATCACCGTTTACTTATCCATTTATACAACCATATAGTTTTCAAGTAACAACGACTGGTAATACTAGAGGTAATACAAACGCACAGGGTAATACACAAACACCGAACATAGGACAGACAAGATCGCCGTTTACTTATCCGTTTATTCAACCATACAGTTTTCAAGTTACTTCTACAGGAGGAACTCAAGGTACAACTACAGGTAATACTCAGACACCGTTTACTTATCCGTTCATTCAACCTTATAGTTTCCAAGTTACATCTACTGGTACTACTCAAGAACCAAATGAATATAATTTTAGAACACCATTTACTTACCCATTCATACAACCTTATGCTTTCCAAGTAACTACGACTGGTAGTACACAGGGTAATACAACTGGTAACACACGAACACCATTTACTTACGAATATCAATCACCATCGATTGGTAATACTCAAGAACCAAATACATACATATTTACTGTAGAAGCACAGGGTAATACTAGACAACCTGTAAGATATCCATTTACATATCCTTACATAGCAAATAGACAGAACCCATTTATAAGACAGCAAACACAACCATATCCATACATTGCAAACGCAGTCAATCCGTTTATTAGAAACGCAAGACAACCAACTACTTACAGTCATAGATCACCTAGTACGTATGCAACTCAAGGGGTAACTCAAGTAACATATAGTCATAGATCCCCGAGTACATACGCAACTCAAGGTAGAACACCTGTAAATAGATGGGACGGAGTCTTGAGTCAACAGTGGCCAGCATCTCCAATATCGTCATAAATATAATAAACAAAGGATTTTATTATGAGTAAATTTGAATCTATTCAAAAACGTTTATCAATAGTCGAAAAAACAGACAAGCATTACGAACATCTAGGCAGTTTTAATATTACAGATGAGGAAGAATATAAAGAGTCTGATGCGTATCGCCTTGCCCAATGGTGTATAGACGAAGATAAAGTTGGTAAATTAAAGTTAGTAAAGTGGAAGTTAGTCGATGAAAGACTAAACGATAAAACTTTAAATTCATTTGGACACTGTTCATCTAATTCATACGCATATCACTATTTTTTGCAACATGGTTGGACAGAAAAAGTTAGAGAAGACAAACAAAAAAATGGTAAAAGTAATATGGACTTTATGGGTATCAATGGTGAATATGCAGATATAGTAGACTATTGTGATTTTGAAGGTTCATCTGTTTCGAAAGATGCTACAATGACTGATGAGATATTAAATTCTGTTTACTATCATTCTGCAAAAGCACATTGGTTAGTTCATAGTTTACAAAAAGAAGGTCAGTGGGGTCCAATTATAGGTCGTACGTATAAGAGTGGTAATGGTTTTGGATTATCAATACACCCAGGATCAGTTAGATCGCAAGTCTTTGAGATATTACATGACCCCGATATGGAAGTATGTGTCTACGATGACTATGATGTTTTTGATACTGAAGTGTTATCTTTAGATCGGTATATAGAAATCATACGAGAAAAAGTAGAGACTAGAGGTGGTCATAATAATATGTCTATCGCATATAATAATGGTTATCTAGAAATAAATCATGGTAATCAAGACGGTGGTAAGGGCAGAAGTAATTTCAGACGTGAAGTTTTTGAATTTAATAAAAAAGTATCATTAGCAAGTGCAGGTAAACCTCTCAGTATATACATTGGTTACGATAGTAATCACAGTGATCTAGCAGAACAAAATAAAAAATTATTAGAAAAAGAGATACGTAAATGCATGTCTAAGTCTACAACAGATGTACATGGCACACTGAAAGATTTTATGCCAACAATAAAATACCTTGACATTTCTAAACTTTCAGATTATAATAGAGAGTATGCAAATCAGTCTACTGAATTTACATACAGTAGATTCTTAATCCCACATTTAGAAAATTTTGAAGGGTATAGTATATTCTTAGACGATGACATATTGTTTAGAAAATCTATATTACCTTTGTTCTATTTCTTAAATCCAGATGATGCAGTAGCATGTGTACAATATGATTTTGATAAACACAATGATACTAAATTTGATGGTGAGAAAAATGTTTCATATCCAAAAAAACTGTGGTCATCTTTTATGATCTTTAACAACAGTCATGAAGATTGTAAGAAACTAACACCAGATGTAATTAATACAGAGTCGGGCAAGTATCTACACCAGTTTGAATGGACTGATGCGATATCAAAAATACCAGAAGAGCATATCATAACAGAGGGTTTCAATACACTCAAAGATTACCCTAACGCATCGGCAATACATTGGACTCGTGGTGGCCCATGGATAAAAGACATGAATACAAGTGAAATAAATATGTTAGACATTTATGATTTTATGGTTGATTAATTACTCAACCCATGATATAATGAGAAGTCTACAGGAGAAATAATATGAACATGTTAGTATATGATGAAAATGGCAATCTAATTATTCGTAAGCAAAATGGTTTAGAATATAGGTTTGATAATACCGATAAACCAGAATTTGGTTTCGAATATGATGTATTAGTCTACGATGATATCGAAGTCAAAATTGTAAAGTGGCAAGATGGAATAGATTTCAGTGAGCAAGAGCAAGTCAAATTAAATGCTGATGAATGTGATGCAATTGAAATGTATATCGCAAACTCAGAACCACCTTCAGATGTAAGTCTTAATTCACAATATCTAAACAATCTAAATCACATGTGTAAAGATTTTATCAACTCTCAAACAAATGATACAGGATTCAATGATTTCCATGAAGTCATATATGCTGGACGAGAAGGATCAAATCACCCATACAGAAGTGATGCTAGAGATGTTATGGAATATGCAGATGTTGTATGGCAAACATACGTACAAGTTGCAGATGAAATTAAAATGACTAGAGAAGATACACTCAAACCATTTGAAGATTACTCAAATGCTATACCAGGACCAATGAGACAACTTCTAAAGTAATGTATGTCTTTAACAATAGAACATATTGATAGACCTATAAAGGTATCTGAATTACCATTAGACAGAGTATATGTAATAGATAATTACTTACCTACTGTTCTTTGGCATAGAGTAGATGATGTATTATCTACTGCTATGATATGGGCAAAAACAAATTCAGTTCATGGTCAAAGTCGAACAGGATTACCACATCATAGTTTTTGGGGTACATCTTTTTTTCGTGGACCAGATAAAGTCACAGAACACGATGATCTAAAATCTATAACTCTTATGAAAGCAATAGACGAAAAAATACAAACTGATTTTGGGTTTAGATGGATTAGATTTCAATATATGGGTTGTAACAGTCAGACACAGGGATTACATGGCACAACTCATTCAGATTGTGCTGAAGATGATGATTATAATCTCTCATTTCTATATTACTACAATAAGTTTTGGAATCCACATTGGGGCGGTGATTTAAGATTTTATGATGAACCACAACAAGGATTAGATGGTAGAGATGAACATATAAAAAATCATCAGATCGGAAGTGTTGAGTTTGTACCAAATCGATTGCTGATGTTTGACGGAAGAATACCACATGGTGCAGATGCACCAAACGAAAGGGCAAGATATGCCGATAGAAGATCGATAGTATTAAGAGGCGATGAAGTAGAAATATGCCAACGATAAATTTTGTAACAAACAATGCTGATACTTTAAAGTATTTTAAACCTGTATTAGCAAGATCAGTTATGCCAGAGTGGTGGAAAACTGCTAAAGTAGAAATGGGTGTAAATACAGAGTTTGTTCAAACTATAAGGGCATGTCCTGCTATGGACGATTGGACTAAATCGGGTTATTATATATTAGCAAATAGAGACATACACATCGCATCTGGTGATGAAAGAATAAAAAATGTAGAGAGTAGACATTGGGGTACAGTAAATGATGCAGGTAATTATGCTTCACCATCTCACCCTGCTGAACAAATGTTAAATCTTTTTGAACCCGTAGGAGATCATGGTGTAAAAGATGCATTTAAGTTTAGAAACCCGTGGAACATACAAACACCACCAGGTTATTCTGTACTATTTCTTGACCCATTTCTATTCACTGGACGTGCCTGGTGTGTCTGGCAGGGTATTGTAGACAGTGATAGATTCAAAACTAATCAAGACAATGCTCAGATCATATTATATCCAAAAACAACAGAGTCTTTTGTTATCAAAAAAGGCACACCCATATTACAAATGTTACCATTCAAGAGAGAAACATGGACTGCATCTTATCAGTGGCAAGATGCCAAAACTGCACATGAAAACAGAACAGCAGGTCATCATTCAAATAACGAAGAGTGGGATTCTATGGATACATGGGCAAGAAAAGGTTATGATATAAAAGAAGAAGATGCATTAGAAATGGGACCATATAGAAAAGAAGGATATTGGGTAAATAAAAATAGAATGTTTAAAGAAGAAGGACCACCACCAGAGTGTCCATTTCATAACGAGGAAAAAGAATGAGTGTTATATTGATGTTTCCTAATTTTGTATTTACTAGAGAATATCTTGGTAAAGATTCTGGTGTCGATCCAAGTATGAATGCAGAATACTTCAAATTACTGAAAGACGAAATAGATGGTATGAGAAAACGTGATCCTGTAGGTCGCAGAGTATCAAATGCAGGATCTGGGTGGCAATCTAAAGATGGTTGTGATTCTAGTCCTATATTTACTAAGTGTATGCGAGGTATAAGAAGAGTCGTAGATGATGAGATGATGCCGTTTTTAGGACTAGAACCAAACTCGTTTATTACAGATATGCATAACTCATGGGCAAATATAAATGATGCTGGTGCATGGAATAAACCACACTTACATAATGGTTGTTTTTATTCAGGTGTATTTTATATACAAGCAGATGGTGATGAGGGTGAAATAATTTTCATAGACAAAGATAACAAGATTGCAGGCACATTTCCACATGCACCAAAGATTAAAGAATCATTTGCTTTCAAACCTAAGACTGGTGACTTACATCTATTTCCTAGTGGGTTGATGCACATGGTCGAACCTAATCCTACTAATAAAGATAGATACTCTATATCATTTAATTTATGTGTAAATAACGTAGGTGAATTAAAGCACACTATAGATAATCACGATTTGCACTACGAATTATCTCCTGACCACAAGTTAAAAATATAAATACTTGCATGGAAGGAATAACTATCGATCCACATGTATTGTGGGAAATCATCATAACTATAATAATAGTACCAGCAGGTTTCTTGGTACGTTCTTTATTAGCAGAACAAAAACGATTAGATATTCTTGTCAATAAAACTAGAGAAGAAATAGCAAGAGAGTATGTTACAAGAGAGCAATTAGAAAAAGATTTAGAGAAACTAATTGCTACAATGGAAAGAATTGACGAAAAACTTGATAGACTACAGACAAAAACTTATTTTCAAGATTAGTTTCAACATAAATAGTAGTATTAGACAGGAAATACTACTATGGCAGAACCAAATTCAAAAGCATCATTAAAAGAGTATATAAAAAGAAAACTTGGTGCACCTGTTCTTGAAATCAATGTTGATGATGATCAATTAGATGATAGAGTAGATGAGGCGTTACAATACTTTTATACTTACCATTATAATGGTACAATGAAAGTATATCTTAAACATAAGATAACAAATACCAAAAAGACTGCAATGAAAACAAATGAGACGTTCACTGAGAACGCCTCTGGTACTCACGATTATACAGATGAGCAACACTTACAACAAAAGAACTATGTTGTATTACCAGAGTTTGTAACAGCAGTAATCAATATATTCCCTTTTAGAGATAAAAACAATCTTAACATGTTTGATCTTAGATATCAACTAAGATTAAATGATTTGTATGATCTTACATCTACAAATATTTTATACTACGAGCAAGTACAACAACACTTAAATCTCTTAGATCGTGTATTAGTTGGTCGACAACCTATAAGATATAACCAACACATGAACAGATTATATCTAGATATGGACGTTGATCTAATTGATAACGAAGAGTTTATTATTATAGAGTGTTATCGTAAGATAGACCCAAATACATTTACAGATGTATACAATGATATGTGGTTAAAGAAATATGCTACAGCATTGGTAAAATATCAATGGGGAGAAAACTTGTCCAAGTTCTCAGGAATACAATTGCCAGGTGGTGTTGAACTTGATGCAAGTCAAATAAAAACTGAAGCACAAGAGGAAATAACAAGATTAGAAGAAGAGTCAAGACTTAATCATGAATTACCAGTGCTTGATATGATAGGTTAATTATGCCAACAAATGTATTTTTCAATCATGCAGTACAGACTGAACAACATCTATACGAAGATTTAGTTGTTGAGTCTCTCAGAATATATGGTCATGAAGTTTTCTATTTACCAAGAGAAATAATAGAAGAAGATACAATCTTCAACGAAGATGTACAATCTAAATTTGGTGATGCATATTCTGTAGAGATGTATATTGAAAATACAGAAGGTTATGAAGGTGAGGGAGACCTCATGTCTAAGTTTGGTGTACAAATTAGAGATTCAGCAACGTTTGTATTATCACTTAGAAGTTGGGAAAGATTTGTATCATTAGATGGTAATCTTGCAACTGGTCTTAGACCAAACGAAGGTGATCTAATATATTTCCCACTTTCTGGTTCTATGTTTGAAATTAAATTTGTAGAACACGAAGACCCATTCTATCAAGTTGGTAAACTATTTGTATTTAAATTACAATGTGAACTATTTGAATATAGTGGTGAAGACTTTGATACTGATATTACAAGAATAGATCAGATCGAAGATGAACAAGCATACATTACTACTATGACTATGGCAACTGGTGGTTCTGGAACTTACGCAGTAAATGAAGACGTAACTCTATCAGGAACAGTTGTTGGTGAAGTAGTAAGTTGGAGAGCACTTGGATCAGGCGGTACTTTAAAACTAAAAGATTTAACAACAACATTAAAACAAAACGATGTGATAGTTGGTGCAACATCAACAGCATCATATACAATATCATCTATCGATAATGTCTTAACAATGGAAAATGATCCACAAGCAGACAACTTAGAGTTTGAACAAAACGATGCAAACTTCCTTGATCTATCAGAAACAAATCCATTTGGAGAACCATAATGTTTGGAACATATTTTTACAATGAGACTATAAAAAGGTGTGTATCTGTTTTTGGTACTATGTTCAATAATATTGATATCAAAAAAACTAAAGCAGATGGTACAGTTTTGACAACAACAAAAGTACCAATATCTTATGGTCCCTCTCAAAAATTTATAGACAGATTAGCAGAAGAACCAAATCTATCAGACAATAATAGAAGTGCGATCAGTCTGCCACGAATGGCATTTGAACTTACAGGTTTTAATTATGATGCACAAAGACAGCAAAACAAATTAATTAGAAATGCTAAGACAGTAATAGAGTCCGATAATACAAATAGAAAGTTTCAATACGCACCAGCACCATACGATTTAAATTTTACACTTAGCATATTAGCAAAGAATCAAACTGATGCATTACAAATTGTAGAACAAATACTACCATATTTTCAACCCGAATATACAGTCACAATGAAAATGATTGATGACTTATCTGATAATCGTGATGTTCCCATAGTTTTAAATGGTGTAAATTACGATGATCAATATGAAGGTAGTTTTGAAGATAGAAGAGTGTTAGAATACACTTTAGATTTTACTATGAAAACATACTTCTTCGGACCTGTATACACAGGAAAAGTTATTAAGAATGTTATTGAAAGAGATTATATATCAAGTGCACTTGGTCAATTTACTACAACACAAATTGATGAAAGTGGTCTAGTAAAAGAAGTGAAACATTATGAACCAGCATTTGCGGCCATTGCCAATGCAGTAAATAACAACAGTACTGTAACTTTTGATACTGCTATAAATAGTAGTATCAGTGTTGGTGATGAAGTCTTCGACACAGGTAATGCTACGAATCCAACAGTTAGTAGTATTGCAAACGATAAAAAGTCAGTTGTATTGTCAGCAAACATTACACTGGCAAGTGAGAAGACATTGAAGTTTGTCGGATCAGTAAGTCCAAACGATACGTTTGTAGTTGCTGAAAATGTAACTTTCTTAGATGATGGTACATCTAGGGACTTTGCAGACGACAAAGTAACAGATGCTAGTTAATTATTATGAATGACAAAGTAGATCAAAAGTTGAACGATATAATGGGTATCGAATCGACAATCAAAAAAGAAACAGCAGAAGTAATCAAAAAAGTTCCTGCTAGAACTGATAACGTAGAAACTGATTACAGATATGCTAGAGAAAATCTTTACAATCTTGTAGAGAGAGGACAAGATGCTATCGATGGCATTTTAGAATTATCAAGAGAAACAGAACACCCAAGAGCATACGAAGTTGCAGGGCAACTTATAAAGACTGTGGCAGATACTGCCGAAAAACTTATTGATCTACAAAAGAAAGTTAAAGATGTTGAAAGTGAAGAGCAAAAAAGAATAGGAACTCAACATAATCATTTATACGTTGGTTCAACATCGGAGTTGCAAAAGTTTCTAAAGAAAAATAAATGAAATTAAAAATACATGATGACGATAAACCGTTTGAATACTATCCCACAGAATACTGCGTATTAGATCCAGATCGTACAAATGCGTACGAAAGTTGGATAAAGGACAATGTCAAAGATAAAACTTTTATAGATTTAGGTGCAGGTTCTGGAATTCTTTGTTATCAAGCACTAAAGTATGGTGCAAAGAAAATATATGCATTTGAAGGTAATAGTAGAATCATAGGCGATCTAAAAGATACATTTAAAGATAATAAAGAAGTAGAAGTCGTGTATGGTAATTTTGAGTATGATCCAATACCAGAGTGTGATGTATACGTACATGAAATGATTTCACATAATTTAATTGGTGAAGGTTTAGCAGTCTTATTTTCTAGAGCAGAGTATGAAGGATTTGCAGATCATCTAACACCGTTCGATGTAGAAGTCTGGAACTGTATACCAGAAACTTACGACATAATAGATGAACCCGTAGACACTAATAATTTTATGCCAGCAACAAAAGAATTTTTAGAGAATGTAGTACCAGTATATACTGAACAGTTTTATAAAGGACATATATATCACGTAGATTTAAAAGAAAAACTATTTCATGGTCACATGAAAGATTTAAAACATGAAATGTTTATAAGACCAGAATATGCAGATACTAAAAATAAAATAGCATGGAAAGTTAATTTTCCTAATGGTGCATCATATCAAAACTTCAATTGTGAATCACATTGGAAACTAGGTGAATATTGGAAAAAAGATCCTTTATATTCGTATGATCCTGAAGAAAGCATAAGAGTAATGAAGAAATGAAACCACAAAACGAGGGATATTTAGGGAATCCATTAATCAAGAGAGCAGGTATTGAACATCAATACGATGAAAAAGAACTGCAAGAATACTTGAAGTGTACAGAAAACCCTACATATTTTATAGAAAACTATACACAAATCATTGCACTTGATGAGGGTTTAGTGCCTTTTCATCTTCGTGGTTATCAAGAAGATTTAATTAATCATTACAACAAGAATAGATTTAGTGTAGTCTTAGCATCAAGACAGAGTGGTAAATCTATAACATCATGTGCGTATCTTTTATGGTATCTATTATTCAATCCAGAAGTTACAGTTGCCGTATTAGCAAACAAAGGTGCAATCGCAAGAGAGATGGTAGCACGTATTGTAACTATGTTAGAATCTGTTCCATTTTTCTTACAACCAGGTGTTAAGATACTGAACAAAGGTAATATTGAGTTTGGCAATGATAGTAAACTAGTTGCCGCGGCCACATCTTCAAGTTCGATTCGTGGTATGTCAATCAACATGTTATATCTTGACGAGTTTGCAT